TGGCAAAGTCCAACCATCACCAAGTAAACTACCTGCTTTTGTTTGTTTTAATGTATCACAATAATTGTCAGGAAACCCCTGTAATCTACACATTTCAATTTTGTTACAAGTCCTAAATTCTCCTTTATCTTCAATCAGTGTTATCATTCCAGTTGTTTCGTTTCTGTGTTTCAAATATCTTTGCGTTCCACCAGTTCCACTACCAGTATTCAAGCAAGTATGGTTTTTAGCATCACTTTTACCACTTGTTAAAATATCATTTAAAATAATTCCTTTGTCTTTTGGCTCAGGAATATCTGTAACAGTATCAAACATAGTTTCCTTTGTTCTAATGTTAGTCCAATAATACCTATCTCTTAATTGCGCTGTTACCAAACAGCTGTTCATGCGAACAGGATAAAGCCCTAAAGCCCTACTCATAACTCCAACATCTTTTTTACTTGCACTTCCTACATTTTCCTGAAGAAATAGTACATTTGAATTTAGTTTTTTAACGTGTTCCAATATTTCAACAAACACAAAAAACAAACTACTTCGACTTCCGTTAATCCCTGCACGTTTTCCAGCTGCACTTAAGTCTTGGCAAGGGCTTCCGCTTCCAATAAAATCAATACTTTTCCAATCAATATCCCATTCTTTCCAATTTTCAATATTACCAACTTGTATAACATCTGGAAAGTGGTGTTGTTGTAGTTCGATTGCATAGGGTTTTATTTCACTTGAATAGTATTTGTCAACTTTTATATTTAAGTCGTTTAGGGCTTGTCTTAAAGTTCCCATTCCGTTAAATAAACTTATTACATTCATATCTTTAATTTTTTCATAATTATTTTTGCCCTCGCTCTTTACTGTTTTTCAAACCGTTTTGGATAAGATACTGAATGTATCCAGAAAGGTTTTCCTTTCCGAATACTTCAATACTATCTTTTTTAGCTTTGTCCTGTTGTTCTTGGGTTAAGCTAATTGTTACTTTCTTGGTTGCCATTCTACTCCTTTTTGTAGTTAATAATCCACCTAGCGCCAGCAGCAAAACTATATGGCTCTGCACCATCAAGCTGCCTGCGTTTTGCCTCACTAAGTATCTCTTTTTCGCTAGGAAACTGATATTCACTACTATTGCGGGCGTTAATCTTATCTTTTTTAGCTTGTTTTTTTGGATAATAAAGTGGACATTTATCAGTTTCGCAATAATGTTCATGTGAATTTGCGCAGTTATTAATCAATATGCATTTACTCATAATCTTCTATTTGTTGTATTAGTTTCATTTTCTCCTGTGCGTAATAAACAATAAAAATTATTCGCTCAAATCCTCTATGTTACCATCTTGTATCCAAGCTCCATTTTCATCTGCACTTACACACGAAATGAATCCGCAATCGGCAGCACACTTTGCATCTTCTCCATCTCCAAACCATTGCTCAAATTCAGTGTCATTTTCCTCCGCACAATCAGTACTTACTATTATAGCATCGCCACAGTTAGGGCAATTTTCTGCTATAAATATTTTCTCGTATTTTGCCATAATTTTAAAAGTTTAGAACAAAAGCTAAAAACAAAAGCCTTTGTAAGTTTATAATTTCAATTTATCTGTATTCGGTCGGCTTCAATTTTTAGCCAGACCGTTACCTGCAAGTGCTACATTTGTGCTTAATTCAAAGGTCTGTCTGTATTTACCCATTATTAAACATTTTTTGCCAACGCTTTTAATACGTGTAATTATCACCGAAATGTAATAAGTCATTCCATCTATATTGCTTATTTCCACACATATGTTTGTCTACTAAATCTTGATTATCTGAAAAATTCAAATCATTAGCATCGGCTTCAAAATCTGTCATTGCGGGAGAATTTGAACGCAACCAAGTATGCTTTACTATAATTGTTGGTATTCCCCAATCACTTTCTTTTTTTGCAATTTCAAATTCGTTTTTAGCATCTTTCAAATTGTCTGCTAAAAACCTTTTATTCCTAAAATATCCGTGTTTTTCAGACCATCCGCAAACAGAATATCCTATCCGCTCATTTGGCTTATTTTTATCAAGCAATTCAATTTCAATTATCTGTTTATGAATTTGATTTAATTCTTCACTTACTGCTTTTTCTTTATCAGTCCAAGTAATTCCAGATTTCCAAAAACCTTTAATTTGGTTTCTTAATTTTTCTCTTTTTTCAAATAGTTCCATCGTGTATGTTTTGCTTCCTATCGTCAGCAATTTGCCAACGCTAAAAAATGTTTAATAATTAGTTTATTGCTTTATCAAAGTTCAATGCTGTCTAACCGCACCAGTCAAGGTAACACGGTATAAAAATCAGGCAGAAAAAGCCCGCTTCTTATACCAATTCGTTGTATGCAAGTGCTTAGTTCAGTTCTTTTAATCAAGTGTGTACTAATTTGACCAAAAAGAAAACCCACCGCACTTCTATTTTTTCAAAATAGTTTAAGTTGGCGTTTGTACATATCAAATCTATTTATAGCGTTTTGGAAGTATCCTATATCTATTTCTGTAATATCAACATCAAATCCTTCCATATCAGCAGCAATCGCAATACTCATTGAACCCCCGTGGGTATCAAATATTTTCCATCCATCTTTAGCATAGTTTTGCAAAAGCCATCTATATAAATGAACTGGCTTTTGTGTTGGGTGTATGTTTTTACCTTCCTTATTCATAAATCCCTTATCCATGCCGTGACATCTTACAAACTTTTTAATCTGCACATCGAAACTTGTCCATATTAATTCATCGTTTACAACACTTAAATTATCGCCCATCTTATCCCAAAGAATCCAGCCTCTTGTCACTGGTAAATTGTCCGTGAAATAATTACCACCGCAAACTATTTGGTTTTTGCTTACTCTAAATAATTGTTCCCAATACTCTTTCTTTGGTGGTTCGCTATTCCACTTTTTCCCATTGTACATAATTGCAAATCCGTTGCTTTTGTTTGGCTTAGTCTCTTTGCGTAATGTATTTTTGCCAAAACTATAAGGTGGGTCAACAATAGCAAGGTCGTAATAATTATCAGGTTTAGTTTTCATAAACTCGATATTGTCGCAGTTATAAAAACAAATCCCTCCCCTTTTTTCTTTTTTACATTCGTTCATTTAATCAATATTAGTGGTTAATAATCGCACCAGTCCTTTCGACTTTCATTTTTGTTCCCAGCCTTCAAAAATTAAAATTCTTCATCTTCATTGCAATCGCAACAACACTCTTCCTCAAACATAGCTAAGCAAGAAGCACAATAATAAATCGAATACATAGCAGATATATAATCTTCATCCTCAAAATAAATATCATTTTTACACTCTTCCATAATTTTAATTTTTAAATTCTTACACAAAAACTAAACTGCGTTTAGACGCAACGTTGTAAGTAATACTACTATATCCATTCTATTGTAGGTTTTCCGCAGTAGCCTTTTTCCCATACATACCAAGCATAGGCTATCATTCCAGAGTTTTTCATTTTTACCCCATCTTTATATAATGAAACTCTTTTACTAAATTGGTAAACGGTTTTTAATGGAAATTCTTTATCCTCAAACATAGTTCTTCTTTTCTCGCTTTCTAAAAAAACGGTTTTTAAGAACATTGCTATTTTGCCATTACTTTTTTTCTTTGCTTCATTTACAAATTCAAGCGCATATTTAAAAGGTGGGTTTGTAACTATATTATCGGCTACATATTCAGCATCAAAAAAGTTTTCTACTATTCCATAATCTCGGTCTATTAAATCACTACTTCTTACTTTAAACCCTTTTTTTAAAAAGACTTCACTTATAGCGCCATCACCACAGGCACATTCCCAAACATTCCCATTAAAAACCTCACGTTTCAATAGTTCATCTACTGCATAACTTGGTGTAGGGTAAAAATCATCCTTTTCCCTTTCGCCATTGCTTCGGCTACTGCCTACTATACTTAATGCTTTTGTCATATTTATTTAGTTTTGTTATTAATTTACCGTACTACTTACAACAACGTATAAAGTGCATTGAAAAAACGCACCTTATACAATTCGTTAGGCACAATCAAAGGCTTTTAATATAATGGTCTGCCATGCCCTCAGGTACTGGCGAAGCTATTCCGTTATGTTGATTGTTCCAACGGATAAAAGCCTTTAACTGTTCGCTTTGCGGCATAACATCGTGCATAATTAATGTTTTACCTGTCATCAGTTTAAACATCTCTGCCTGTAATTCTTTTATCTGTTTTTGCAATGGTTTAATGTACTTGTCATCAATCATTTGCTCTGTCACATTTTCGTTATACATATCTATAATTTTAAGTTAATATTTTCAAATCCGGTGAAAAACAAACCAACGCATACACTTAACGTTAGGCACAATAAAAAATACTACCATAGTGCTTTCTGCATCGTTTGTTCTTTAAATCGCTTACAAGCTGCATCGTAGTAATCCTTATCAATTTCATATCCTATTAAGTTTCGTTTCATATAATGACAGGCTATGGCTATGCTTCCGCTTCCTAAGTGAGTATCTAAAATCAAATCGCCCTCGCTTGTGTATCTGTCTAAAATCCACCTATAAAGTGCTATCGGTTTTTGTGTTGGGTGTATTTTGTTTTGTCCTGTTTCGTGTTTACACGCACTACCACACCAATTAACACGCTTTATTCTCATAGGTTTATCAAAAGAACCCCAACACATTTCACCATCAGCAAAATCACTTTCGCCATTATTTTTATCCCAAACTATCCAAAACCTAGAATTAGGTAAGTCAAAATAATTACCACCCCAAATTAATTGATTTTTAGAAACCCTAAACAACTCTTTAAAATATGCTTCACTAGGCACTTCATTGTCCCAATCTTTTTCTTTGCTTTTTAGTTTCTTTTTTGCGTTTCCTAAAGTCATCTTAGTAACGTCTATTCCGTAAGGTGGGTCTACTATTGCTACATCAAAATGATTATCCGCATAGCCTTTTAACGCTTGCAAGCTATCTCCGTGTATTAAGTTTATTCCTTCCATTTAATCCGTATTTTAAAAAGTGCCTAACAATGTGTAAACGGCATTAAAACGACCGCTTACACTCAGCGTTATGGCTTAATCTCGCCCTCCTTTATCGATATTCTCTCTTTTCCGGCCACACCAAATTATTAAAGAATGAATTTGTTTTTTTTCTGAATGATGGGCTTGTTTCCCGCAAATTTCTCACAGTCTCAAAAGCGTGTAAAACGGTCGCATGGTCTTTCCCAAAAAAGCTACCAATGCTTGAAAAAGAGCGCTTATTACCATAATGAAGCCTAATAAGTGTCATGGTAATTTGTCGTATCTCAACAAAATCGCGAATTCGCCTTTTTTTCATTTCATTAGATTCTTCTACGGATTTACCGTAACAGTCACAAACCTTTTTGTAAATTTCCAATTCGGTTGGAGTATGAGCTTCTATACCTGGAACTACGTATGGATTCATAATTATTTAATTAAATAGTTTAGTGGCACTTACAGGGTTAACTCCCCAAACTCCTTTTTCTGAAGGTTTATAAAAAGCTTCCTCACAAATTACATTTACCTCGTGTTCGGTTTTCCACACTCCGTTTATTTTAGCTTGTACTTTAAATGCGAATATTGACGGCGATGCAGACTGGCTGTGGCCAATTGAATAATCGTCTAAATTAAGCCCCTTAAACCGTAACTCTAAGTCATTTTTAGAGTGGTTACTTTTCCATGTAATCTGCGAGAACTTGTACATTTTAAGATAGTTCCCGGCTTTCCAAGCTTTTAGAAAGCGATCGAGTGTTAGTTTTGCCATTGGTTAATATTTTAAATTTGTCCAGTGAATTATTTTACCTGTGAAATTGTTATTAAACCAGTCGAAAAAATGGTTAACCGAATCGAACCCATCATTTTGTGCAAGCAGTTTAACTTGTTTGGGCTTTAATATTTTCCCGTCAACTTTCACGTAAGGTTCATAAAGCCCATTGGCGATGTATAAGTAGCCTATTTCAACCTTCTGAACCGATTTAACTTCGATTACCGGAGCAAACTGAAAGCGGTTTTTAGTTCGGTTAAAAACTACCATGTGAATTTGTCTGCCTGGTTTCCATAGATTCTTTTCGTCTTTTCGGATTGTATGAATTTTTTGTACAGAATCAAGAACTTCAGAAGTTAAGGGCAAAATATCCAGTATTTTTTGTGGAGTCCCTATTATAAAATTCAGGATATTGTTTTGGTGCATATACTTGTTTAAAATCAAACCCTTCCATATTTTTGGAATAAAATTAGTTGATCCTTTGCCCATACTCATAGGCCATTGTGTACTAAATCCAAGTGTTGCCATTATTTTAGTTTTTTAAATTTTAGTTTTCCACTTTTAATTATTAGCTCTTTTTTTTCTCCATAAATGGTTTTATTAATGGTTTCTATTCTGAAATATGGGCTATAATCGAATAATGTATCTGAGTCGAAATTTTTAATAGCATAGCCAAAATTGCGGAGTACAATCGAATCAACAGTAGCTTCGCTTTTTACTTTATGAACGGAAATATTGTGAAGTTTCCCGGCTTCAACTGTAACCAGATAACCGTACACTTTTGGTTGATGCTTTAATGCTGTGCATCCTGACAAAAACAAAAGCAAAAGGATTAATTGTTTCATATCAAATCAACTTTAACTGTTTATCCGTGCTCATTTTCGTTAAAATATTCCCGCGCTCTTTCCGGTACTCGCGGCAGGCTTTCAGTATTAATTGCCCGTTAAAGCGTCCGTAAAAATCACCGTATTTCCCTTTTTTAATTCGCTTAAAAAGCAGGGTTATTTCTGCGATATTCAGCATGCCAACCTCCTCAAAAATATATTGAGCGGTTTCGCGGGCTTGCTGGTCGGTTATTTCGAACCCCATAAAAGTTGAGAGGTTTACAAGCCATATTTCCATTAAAGAAACCGGGGTTTGCCTGTTGTATATTTCTGCCAGCTCGCGAAGTTTTACCATTTTAGTTTCAAGAGCTAATTCCGCAGTATAGTACGGCTCATACCTTTTTGAGCAAAAATCGAAATTGAATTGAGTTAAAAAAGATTTACCGGTTGAGCATGCTTTTTTAATCCCGTCAAACTTGCGTTTCTTCAATTCTGGTAAGAATGCTTTCGACTGTTTTTGCGGTTTCAGCTCCTTTACTGCTTCTGGCATTATTTGATTTAATTTTTTCATCTATCCATTCTGATTTAAATCCGGCCCAACTATTTTCAGCGGCATATTTTATGCACTCGTTAGCAGTTAAGCTTGAAATATTAATTTGATTAGCTATTGCTGTAAAGGCGGTTTCTGAGTTGGTAGCGTGTTTTTTAGCTCTTGCTTTTAACCAATCAGAAGCAATCTTCTCCTCAACACCTAAATCTAAAAGCGATTTTTTGAAGTTGAATTTTTCCCCCACACCCCCTTTAGGAGTTTTTTCATTTTCATTTTCATCTTCATTTTCATCTTCATTTTCTAAAGGCTTTTTTTGGGTTTTTATTTTTGGAGGTCTTCCCCCTTTTTTCCCGTTAGATGCCTGTCTCTCTTTAAATTTTTTCCTTTTTACTCTTTCGTCCTCAAGCCTTTGATTCCAAATGAATTGCTCGTCTGATTTAAACTTTTCTTTTAACTCATCTGAGAAAATATCCCAAACAATATTTACAATAAACCCAAGCCTTTTTTTGGGTATTTTCCCTTTATCCCATTGAACAGCTAAAAGTTTAATGTATTTACCAATATCGGAGTCGTCCATAAACATTACTCCTATAATAAAATCCTGAGCATATAAAGGGAAAGCAGGGTCTTTCATAATTAATCTTCTTTTTTAGCCATTTCCTGTACAAATACGGGCTTTAAACAACTCCCGAAAATAGGCTGCAAAGGCTCATTAAAAGTGAGCACACTTAACCATATTTGCCCGGTTTCCATAATTTGTTTCAACTCATCTTTATCGAGTTTAAAACACATGGTTACTTCTCCTTTTTTCCCTCCGGTAATATGTGCTGGCAGGGTCTCGTACTGTTCCTGGTTTTCGGCAAAACGTACGTTCACCGCTGGAAATTCAATTGCTTTCATCGTTTTTTATTAAAAAGGTTTATAATGCCATCCAATACACTCTCTTCAACTTTGTTTTTTGCCCCGGTAATTTCATCCGAGACTTTGCGTTTTTCATCAATTATCTGATACACCCATTCGTCGATGGTATCTTTCCCGAGAAAGTAGGTGCACTGTACACTATCTTTTTGCCCAATTCTGTGACATCTGTCCTCGCATTGCTCCGTATCGGCAGCATGCCACGGTAACTCTACAAATGCAACCCGCGAAGCTGCTGTAAGGGTAATACCCACCCCGGCGGCTTTTATCGAGCAGATAATTAGCTTTACATTAGGGTCTTTTTGAAATATATCGACATTCTTTTGTCGGGTGGCTCCGTTGTCGTTTCCGAATATGGTAACTGCTTTTGGAAAATGGCTGTGGATATGCTTCTGAACTTCGCGTAAATGGGTAAATAATACCAACTTTTCTCCTGAGGAAATAATATCGTTTACATACTCTATTACATCTGCAAGTTTTCCACGGGCGGAAATATTTTTAAGTACTCCGATTTTTACCATTACCTCGCCCCGCATACTTCTTTGAACCTGTTCATCGGTGGCGGCTTTGTACTTCTTGAGATAAATTTCGAGGTCGTTTAAAGCATCGTTATACTCTTTACGGGTATTAATACCACATAATACTATTTGCCTCATTTTATCGGGTAGGTCTTTTAAAACGTCTTTTTTTTCGCGCCTGTAAAAGCAGGCTTTATTTAGCAAATAATTAAGTTCGCCAAGGTTCGAGTGCCCATCGCCGCCTTCGCAGTAACGGTCAACAAAACGTTTATAACCGCCAAACTTTCCGAGCTGGTCTATTATACCTAATTGGCTGATTAAATCGCCTGGCTTGTTTACAACCGGGGTTCCTGTTAAAGCAAGAATCCACTCTTTGCCAGTACAAATTCCTTTAGTAAATTTTGTTTGTTGTGTGCGGGTATCTTTTACGCGGTGGCTCTCGTCGATAATAATCGATTTGAAAACATTAATATTGGTGTTGAATTTAATGTGATTTAACCTCAGTGGCCGACCTTCTGGCTTGTCTATTTTTGAAACAAAGTATTTTTTTAGGCTTTCATAATTCACAATAAATATATCGGCAATGGCTTTATCTCTAAAAATATTATGCTCGGCTTTTGTAAACATGTGCCAGGTGCCTTTATTCCGGTCGGAAAGGAGCATGGCTTTATGATCGCCCCACATGTGCCACTCGCGCTGCCAGTTGAGTTTTAACGAGGCCGGGCAAATTACCAAACACGGGAAAGCCTGTGCCGCAATAATTGTTGCAATTGCCTGAGCCGTTTTTCCAAGTCCCGGCTGGTCGCCAATTATTACCCGTTTTTTTTGCAGATTGTAAGCCACTCCTCCAGTCTGAAAAGGAAATAATTTCATTTTTAAAGGGATATTTATTTTCAACTCGGGCAGTGGAGGTATTTTATACTCAATTGTTTGTACTGGCTGGCTGCTTGCCATTGCAAAACCAAATCTACGCGCAAAATGCTCAACCGTGGCACGTTCTGAAACTGGCACCGTCCACGTTTTATTTACATAATCGAAACGCCGTCCGGGTAATGCCTTTACAGCATTTACAATGTAAGGCTTGTATTGAAAAGCAAAGTGGAATAAGTTATTTTGTTCTATAATTCTCATTAATGATCTTGTGTAATTTCAATTGGTGTAATTTGGTATATACCAAGTCTTTCATTCAGCTCGCGGCGGGTGAAATCGCTACCAGAGAGTATCTCTTTTTTAATAGCCCGGGCGATGGTAATTTTTTCTATTAGCTCGGGTATGGTTAAATGAATGGATTTGAATTTTGCAGGGAGGCTTTGAACTATTTCTAAATTAGCAGCTCCGTAATGTTTTAGCAATCCTTTATCGTAGGCTCTTTCGTTTCCCGATTTATAATTGTTGCAAATACTGCACTGTTTGAAAATGTTTGAGAAATGGAAGCGTAAAGTAGGGTTACTGCCTACGGAAATTCTGTGTCCGGCATGAAACTGGCGGGTTATTTTTCCACCCCATCCGTGGTCGCAACTAATACAGCCTTTTTCGATGTCAATTAGCCTGACAATTGCATTTACTTCATCCTGCAGCTTTCTTATATAATAGCTTCTTGTACGTGCCTCCTCTTTTTTATTACGGGATTCGGCTTTGCTAACACGCTCCGACTGCTTTTTAGCACGTATTTGTGTCGATTCTAACACTTTCTTACCCTCGGTAGTACCAAACAGCCACACTTTAAAACAATTTAAACAAAGCCCGTATCTGTGGATATAAGAGGGCACTCCGCAACCGTTGTTAATTGCGCGGCCAGTACCTTTACATTTTTTCTTCTTACGTTCCATTTTTACGGGCTTTGATTGGCTAAAATGAGCCAGATTCTTTTACACTCTCCAGCTCTTTGGCATCCTGTGAAACCGGGTTTTCCTCAAAATCAACCTCCATGACATCATCGCTTTTAGCTGATTCAATCCTCTCGTTTGGATCGGTGGTTTCTTCCTCCCTGCCCTCAATTACCTCGGCGTTATACTCCTGATACTGTGTCCAAAGGTTGTAATCCATGGAGTTCATTTTTTCGGTCCACTCCTTACGCATACCGTCGCGGTTTTCATCGATATCCAATCTTGTTAGGGTTTTCACCCCCTCTTTTGGAACATGATATTCTACCTTGCAATCAATTTGCCTTAAATCATAACCGGAGGCTACTTTATTGGCCGCCTGACTAATTTGCTCTTTTGCCTCGTTAATACGAGAGCCGTAGGTTGAGGTAATTGATTTTTTTTCATCCTCAAGCGACCTTTGCTCCTGCGTTTTGTTAGCAAGCTCGGTGCTGATTTCCTGTAACTCGTCCCGGGTGAAAACATATTTCAAACTCCGGTTGTCTTTAAATTCCTGTTCGTTCATTTGAATTATTATTTTAAAAGTGAATGTTAATATGGTGGCTGATTTCCATGGTGACTTCCTGAAACACCCCCGGCTGCATATTGATCTGCCTTGGCCTTGCTTACTACGGTGCGGCACCATTCTAATTGGTGGGTAGCTGTTTTATTTAATCGCTCAATCCAGTTTACCTGATAATTTGCCTCTTTACAGGCGGCTTTTACAAGCTCGTTAACAGTTGAAGCCGAGAGCATCTGTTTTGCCGAATCGCGTAAAACGTCCATTATCTCGGTTTTTAAAAGCTCATCTTTGTGGTACTTGGCATCGGCTAACATTTTACCTGTTCTAGAGATGTAAACAGATAAGTCGTTACCCCTTTCAATGGCCTCCTCCGCCTCCTCGCTCATGGTTAAATCCAAAAAATCATGAATACCCTCTGCCTCGGCTTTTAGCTCCTGCGGCGTGTTAATATTGTCTAACATATTACGGTATAATTAAGGTGAACACTTGTTGCCTGAAACCTTTTTATTAAGCTGCCTTTATACTCTTTCAGGTTATTGGTTTCGTCTTGTGTTTTAAAAGAGTAGCACTCATCTTGTCTGCCCTCGTGCCTTCTAATTAGAGTAACTTTTGTAATCTTGTAAATCATAGCATTATGCTCCAGTATTTAAAAGCCAGCTCCTGATATTGCTTTTTTCCTTCGCTGTAGAAATCATCGCCCCGGCGGATGGAAATTTTAAATATTTTGAAATTGACTTTTGAAATGAATAATAGAATGTCTTTCTCGCTCCCGGCAATATCCATATACCAAGCCCTTGAGCGCGGGTAATCGAAAAACCTCGCGGCATCTTCACACTGCTTTTGCGTGGTGGCGGCAGTACTTTTAATATCTCCGCCCCAACCTAATAAGGGCATGTATAAATCCCATTTGCAACGTGCCTGAAGGCTGAACGGGAACCCCAAATGTTTAATGTGGAGTTCCTCTGCCATTACCTTTTGGAAATCCGATTTATCAAGTATCTGTTTACACATTGGGTCTTTCATAAAAGCCTTTTTCATTTGTTTGGCTTGCTCAAATTGCTCAGCTGTATATTGCTCGCCATCGCAGGTAAGGTTGAAGTAATTAACCTTGTGATTTTCCGTAATCATCATATCGATTAATGTTCCAAACTTATAGGCCTCCGTGGGATCTGATTTGTCCTCGCGTGGGTATAAATACTCCTTTAAACTCGATAAATCGGAGTTGGAAACCTCCGGGCGTGAAAAATATGGGTCCATGCCTCTACGCTTTAGCCACGGTTTTAAAAGTCTCTTCGTATTTCACATAAGGCGAGGTGATTTTCTCACCATCTTTCAAGGCGTGTTTTTCAGCCCAGCCTTTCATCTGGTTTAAGCTTTTGCGCCCCAATACATCAACCCCAAGGTTTTTGCCCTCTTTTTCGAACCACAATTGGAAGATGGTAACCCAGCCTGCAGGGTGAGTAACAGCAATATTATAACCGCTGCGAACCTGGGCTTTTGATTCTGGCCGCGCGGTTTGCTCCACATTATCGAACATGCTGTCCATGTCAGATTCTTGTTTTTTTGCTTCTGCATTGGCAGCCTCGTTTGCCTCACGCTCGGCGGCCTCATTTTCCAAACGTTTCTTTTCCTCTGCCTCACGTTTTTCGCGTAAATCCTTCAAACGTTGAGCCTCAACTGCATCCTCTTTTTCAGCCTCCGCAATGGCCACCAACTCAGTTTTTTTCGATGGGAGTTTATCCAATAACTCAACACGGTACTCCTCAATTTCTGTAGAAAAAAGTTGAGCATAATAGCCATGTTTGGTATCTAAAGCCTGTTTGATAATTAAATTAGCGTCATCCGTTGAAATATGGTTTACAAAAAACCGGAGTGTAAACTTGAAGTAATGCTCGTTATTTAAAGCCAGCGAATAGTTCTCAATGGTTTCGGCAACGTCCAGAAAATTTTCTAAGGTAACGTTCTCGAAAAGTTCATACAGCAGACTTTTGCACTTGGTAATATGGGTATTAAAATACTCGCTCAGTTTAACCTCGGCCTCTGCGGCAATGCGTGTTTTTTCCTTTTCAATATCCAACTTCCTTTGAGCCTCAATTTCGCGCTGGCGCTGCTCTTTTGCTTTTTGTGTTGCAAATGCATCTCGTAGCACTTGAATTTGCGCGGGAACGCTTTTTCTATTGGTTTTTGATATAAGGTTTTCCAATCCGGTAAACTCTTTCCGAATGGTATCAAAAATTTGAGTTACCGGATTTCGTCGCGTTTTCAAAACCGTTTCTGTTTCGCGAACCCGCACCAAATAATTGTTACACTTGGCGTCCAACTCATTGCTCATGCCCTCGGCCTCGATGGTGTCTAAAATAGTCTGCCCGAAGTCAACCGCACCGGAAACAGATTGTTCGTTTTTTATTAATGCCGATTGTGCCGTTTCAACTATGGTTACAAACTGCTCGGCTTTTACTATATCGCTCATGTCAATAAATTTTATAGGTTAAAATGCTCCTTGCTCATCTTCCTCCTCTGGGGAGGCTTCAATTACTATTGTTTCGGGCTCGACGACGTCGGCCTCAACTGGCCCAAAAGCCTTAGTAGTTACATCCTCGGCTTTGGTATCTTCAATACCGTAATCGATTGCTTCTGGCTCGGGATCATCAACTTTCGAGAAATCGCCAATTTTAATTTTTGGATAAGAGGCAAAAGCGTGTTTAATTGTTTTAGCAATTAGAAAGCCTTTGTCGATTTGACCTTTGGGGCCGGATGAATAAAGGGCATTTGCTTTGCCTTTGTTTTTCCTTTCAGAATAACCCTTTAAACGGAGAAAATCATCTTGCTCCAAAAAAGCAAAGTCAACAGTTCCATCTGGTTTAACCATTCTCATAAAACAGGCAATAATAGTATTGTCTGTTACCGGGTGGGCAGCTGTATGACTAATGATAGTACCTTCTTTCCCTGTGGTTCGCTCGTATTTATCGGAGGCAAAAACTACAACCGGATTATCGGCATGTTTTACCTGCCCTGCGCGAATTCTTCGAACCAATTCCCCATATCCGGTAATGCTCAGGCTTGCCCGCTTCTCGTAGCTTGGGTTTTGCCGTGTACCAATATTAATACTCCCCGGCAATAAGTATGCGTGGGGCTTGGCTCCAGACTCTAAAGAAAGGCCGTTGTAAGCCACGTCGATAAAGCAGCCGTATAAACTAAGCTTAGAGCATTTTTGAAGCTCCGGGCTTTCTTGAATCAGCTTCAGGAAATTGAACTTTTCCTTTGCGTAGATTTGCGCCCCTAATTCGGAGCCGTGAAATGAATTATAAAGCGTGACAAACTTATTCTCAACCCGCTCATCTTCTACAAGCTGGGTTGCTGTCATTCTGCTTAATTCATCAATTTTTAATGCAATTTTGTTACTCATGTCAATAAGTTTTTTTAATCCCGGAGCCAGTCTGGTTAACTGGTTTACTCCGGGAGGTTTTAATTTTAAGAAATTAGTAGCGGGAAGGGGATTCGAACCCCCGACCTGCAGGTTATGAGTCTGCCGAGCTACCACTGCTCTACCCCACAATATTCAGGTTCTTAACTCCCCAACCTGAAAGCGGATGCTTAACTTGGATTTTCAACTGCCATGCATCTACGGCTTAGGCTCCAAATTGCCTCTGCGTTTATTTTTGTGTCTTATTTTCCATTCGCAGCCAACACTTCCTTTTGATGGTTTGTCCAAAAACCGAGGCACTGACAACCTGAATATTACGGGTGTAATGCTCTATACTCAGGTGCGCCATGTACACCCTTACGCCTCGGTTTATTATTTTTATACAGAAAAGAGGAAGCGGAGAGACAATGGATTAATTCAACTTGCTTACCCTAGAGAATCCAACTAATTAAGTGGCCTCTCCGCATTTATTTCAATATTTTAAAGAACTCATTCAAAAAAGGGGCGGGTGTACAAACCCTGAACAGACGCTTAAAATATCCCGCCCCCGTTACAACCTAAACCAACTAAACCTATCCTAACCCGGATGCGTATTCCTCCGTACGGTATTTTAATTTTTCAATCCTTTCAAGCTCCTCTCTTGCCTCCTCCGTATCTGCCTCTCTAGCCCAAACACCCGCATAACTCCAGTCTATAGGATTTAATCTGCGTGCGGCCTCAACTCTTTCTTTGTCTTTTTCTGTCATCACGAGCAGCATATTTGGTTTAAACTTGTATTTCTGCTAAATCCCCAAAACATATCTACCATCCCCTCACGGATATATTCAGCATGCTCATTATTCAAAGCATAGGTTTCTTTCACGGGATTCCCGTCGAGCTTTTGGCTTACCAAAATCCCGGTGCTGTCGGTCTCAATTTCGAATGTTGTAATTCCCTTCATAATTTTTTTTGCTTTAAAGGCGGGGGGCGTACACGCCATGTAGTACCCTTGCCCCCCTAACCTTGGCAGTAAAGCCCCAATAAAAGTGGTATTATAGTCCTATCGAGTGTTTCCACTCTTCGTATTTATCTTTTCGTATTAAAAGCAGCCTCCCCTTTTATTTTATTGTGAATAAACTCGCGACCTTTTTCGGTCCATACGGTTTCCGTTTTAGAACCCGTTGAGCTGTCGGAACGAACAAAAGTGTAAGTGCGGGTTTTGGTATATTTAAGGCCTTGAAATTTGGAGTAAAGCATCCACACGCCACTTTGTTTAAACTGAATAGACTTTTGGTATAAAAGGCGGTTCAAAGCCTGACCACTAAGCCCAAGCTCTTTGGCAATTTGTGTGGTTGTGTAAGTATTTACACTTTGTAAAACCTTGTCGTGGTATTTTACTTTTGGAGATTGTTCTACAATGGTTTTGTTTGCGAAATACAATTGATTTTGGGCCAATTCCTTCTGGCGGCGCTCCTCTTTAAGCTTTGAGGCCATCCCGATTATAAAATCAGGGTTGTTCATCATTTGCTCCAATGCTGCGGGTGTGGCTGTAAAACCGTGTTTCATTAACTCCTTAATCCGGTCGTTACACCAAATTGCAAAGCGTGGGTTTAACCAACGGGCAAACTCAATTGCCACATCTTCGTGCATCCAGGTGCCCTGATCACCATTCCCGCCTTTTATAACTTTCAGTAAATCAACCGATGGGATTTTTCTCCCTTCGCCTAGAAGGTATAAAAACTCCTTGGCCGATTGTGTTTTTATCCAATCTTTAGCAACTTTCCCGAAAGGCTTTGCCATTTCAGTGGCATTTACCATTATCTTATTGCTCTCAGTTGTGGCGAACGTTATTTTAGTACCGTTGTAATTGAATAGTTGTGTGCTCATGCTGCGTATTTTTTAAGGGTTTCGGAACGCACGATATAATACTCCTCAAACTTTTGCTCGTTGCTCCAAGGCATAAGGTCGATCTGAACTTTAAATTGTTGCAAATAAGCCCCAACGCCCATCTGGCGAATTTTCAGGTCTTTTGCTTTTTCGAAGTCGAAATTTTGTGATAACATGGCGTGTTATTAAAAAGGTGAGTAGATTTAATCCTGCAGTTGTTTGATGTATTCGCCGGTCCAGGCATTAATATTGTGAGCCTCAAAAGCGGCTTCGATAACAGGAGCCTCAAGAATTGTAATAGTGGTATCACCTTTCCTTTTTAGGTGAAATGTAAGCTGCGATTTCCAGTCGCATTTTTGCATAATCTCCAATCGAACCGGAGTTTGGTATTTGTGCGGAAGCATGCCGTAAGCCTCTTTGAAATTGTTTTTTACCTCGATTGAGGTATTGTTTCCCTCGTTTTTCATTACTATATTTTACATTATGTTTTTATATGTGGTGTATAAATTCAGTACAAATATATGAAAATATTTCGCCTTTATGCAAATTATTCATGTAATAAATCCGAATTATTTTCGTGCAATAGCATAACAATTTGAATAACAATAAGTTAGACATACGAAAAATAAGAACATCCTTAGGGATATCTCAGATAGAGTTTGCAAAAAGGTTGGGGGTTACTACCAGAACCGTACAAAATTACGAGGAAAGAATGGAGGCTCCTCTGTCTATACAGAAACTTATTCAACACGAATTTTATTCGTCTGTTAAAAAAGGATTGGGGACGGCAATAGCGGTTAAACTTTGACAATCTACATAACTGTCAACTTCGGCAATTAGGTTTGCCGGTTCCGGGGGTGGATCTGCGTAGCAAACCACCGCTAAGAGAAATGCAATAAATGCAAATAGTAAATTTCTCATAGCATGAAATTATAATTGAACTTGATTGATTGGTTTTCATTAAAATATAGACGACTATTTATTTTTCGATAACTGAGCGCCTACAACTGATAGAATAAGTTTGACCGTATCAGATGAAAATATACCGTTACTTACCAACCCAATACCAAACCCGTAAACAATAGCAATATACCACTGAAGACCTTCGAACATTCCAATCTTCAGGAACCAACCTACTATTGCCAGAACAATTGCCACAGCCCAACTTAACCACCTGGCATATTTACCTGTAACTTTTAAGGCTGTTTTTATCCAGCCGGTCAAAAGAAGCGTAAGGGCGGAAGCTGCAGAGAAAGTTGCAAGGCTCGCCGTCAAATCAAAACTTACCGGCTCACCCCCTTGGGCGAACACCATAGCTGCTGTAAAAAGCAACATTAATGTAAAAAATAATTTTTTCATTTTGTAAAATTTAAGTTAATAATATTATTCCTTGTGGAATAGTTTTTGCCAAAAATTTGGCGTTGTTGTTATCGTTGTTGAATCTATCATTATTGAATCCATTGGCATAAGCTGAATGTGATTCAACTTATTATCAAAGTCAAGAACAATACTCCCGTTCTTTTTTGTCCTCATTTTTTCAAAATCATTTGAGATTGAATAGCGTGGTTGCATTGCAATTTGAATAACTGAATCCTGTAATTTGTCAAACCTTTTTTCTATTGGTTTTACCACAAAAATATTCATGAAGAAAAAAGTTAGTCCCACGTAAATAAGATTTTCAATTGTGTTAATTGGGTTGTAATTTTTAAGCAAATTTTTAATCATAATACTGATTTTAGATAATTGTCATATCTGTTTATAAAGTCTTTCCCTTGTAGACATTTATCCGCAATTACATCTATTTCATAGTATGAATGTACTTTCGGATAAAACCCGTCACCTTCGCGTTCTGTATCTTCATCCATGTCTATCATTTCGAAAGTAGTCGGGTCGAATATCCCTCTATCAGAAGTATTACCTTCGTAACAATACAACCTTTTATCAGAAGCAATTACTAGCAATGAAATATGCCCATACCTTTTTAATTTTGGGTAGTAAAACCCCAAGCTCATAGCCGGCTTTAAGTACTGCTTAGGTATTTGAATATTCCATTCCCTTTCCCAAACTACATTTGATTTAAACCAATCAACCACCCGTGCTGAAATTACTGTATTAAGCCCAGCATGATCGAATATCTCTGAATGGCTTGATGCACACCACGGATAACCTTTGTTTCCTGACAGCCCGCAAAGTTTCATAGACTTCGTAATCATCGGATGGTCATTATGTCCCGTAATTTCACGAACATCTAACCAACGTGCTGCTGATTCGACTATTTTGGCTCGCAGTTGCGTTTCTCTAATTTCCTTTTTTAGAACTGAGCTAGATAGATTATCGCAAATGCTATTATTAATATCCACCGTTCCAAGCGTAAGGATAAAAACTGTTGCCAAGGTGATAAATTTTGCCATTTTTCGTTTTTTATTCGCATTAATGAATCGTTGTAAACATCATGATATTGAAAAAAGTAATACGATCTAACCAAAGTCATCATCAGAAGGAACACGACAAGAGACGGGACTATATTACCAATTTTAACGTCGTTCAATGTCGGCATTAGGTTCAATTGAGCTGTAACCTCAGCCTGCCATTTGATGAGGAAAATAGCAAGTGGAACCATCCAGAAATCTGATAAAATGCCCCTAAACAAAGCCCATATTCTTTTACAGATTGGAACTATCAATAAGTACCACACGCTCAATGACGTTGTTACTACCCACATTGCAGCATCCAGTAGCGCATTTTTAATTGTGTTTTTCATGGTGTTTTTGCTTCTTGATTTTTAATATACATTTCAAAACTAGACGCTGTTTTTGTAAGCTCCACAATCACAGTTTCTAGCTTATCAAATAGTTTCCCGTGGTCTTCCCTGTTTTCAGCATGTAGCCCAGATATTCCAGCTGCAAAATCTTTTTCAAGTTTTGATGCTGTCAAGTCGTGTAATTTTTTCATAGCCATAATGTCTCTATCCATTCTTACAATTTTTATGTAGTTAGACTGAATTTTAATCGCATTTTCTTCCCGGTCTTTCGAGCTTTCCTTGTTCATTTTGCGTAATACAATTAAAAAAGTCAATACGGCGATTAATAAAACGCCCAGTTCAATAAAATTAGCTACGTCCATAGTATTGTTTACTCTTATATTTTCCTCCCAGTTTTCAAAACCTTTTTATCTTCCTCTATTTCTGTTCTGTCAAATCCGAATTTACGTAATACTTTGGGGTCCGTAACCCTATTCATTAAAGTAATTACGGCGGCCTCCCGGCTGCGTAATGCAATAACTTTATCCTTCGTTTCCTGTGCAATAGGTTCACCTAAAACAAGTTTTTCCAGCACGCCAATTTTTAAAGCATCCATCATTTCGGTTTCTATCTGCCAGATAACCGTAAATTATATCCACCAAAAAGAAAAACAATACCAGATGCGCTATATTTTTCAACGGACTGAAATAGCCTAATACACTTAAAAATACAGCTGTAAAAAACTCCCAAATTTTCGTACTTATAAATCCTTCTATTCTGTGCATTACATTTATTTTATAGTCCATTTAATTAAAATACCGTTGCCAAAACTATTGCAGCTTCATATCGATTAAGTTATCATCATCAAAAAACAAATACCCAAAATAACCAGAGATATTAAAACTCCAACTTTTAGTTCAACAAGTTCCAAAGGTGAACTAAATCCAATCTTTTACAAATTTCCAACTAATTGCACCATTCCCATCTATCGCGGGTTGAATCCAAGTGTGTGTTAATCCTATTACTTCCCAAACTTTGCCACTATCAAATACCTGATAACCCATTGTGTAATTTCCCCAATTTGCACTAACCCATTGTGGGGGTTTTATGTCAGGAATAACAACTATAACTTCATTCCAAAGCACGCTTATTGTTAATTTAGGATTCCATGTAAATTGTGTTTGGTGAGCTTGAACAACTTCGTATTGCTTACCGTTGTACATTCGTTTCCATCCAACTTCAACCTTTTCACCCTCAATCCAATTTAAATTATCTGTATTGTTTCGCCAAAATGAAAATAAATCAGGTGTTTGCTCGGGAGTGTAGATAGTTCTGGCGTGAGGTTGTACAACCATAACCGCACCATTGTCGTGACTATATATTGCACCTTTTTTTAATTCACCAGAATTTGGTAGGGGTTCAAAAAATGTAGTTTCAATTTTTGCATATTCTGGCTTTGTTTCAATTGCTGGCTTTCCATCAACTTCTATGTTATTAATTACTTTCTGGTCAAGTTCTACATCATTTGTCATTCGCGTAAATGCGTAAATAGCATCTTCCGCAGTAAGAGAATCAACAATTGTAAAATCAGCCTCAAATTTCTTTCCTTCATCATCTTCTGATATTACAGGATTTTCCTTCTGATTAATTGCTATTAACATTTGTTGCCCTTTCCAAAGTTGGCTTTCAATTGGTCTGTTACTATATATTTTCATTTTTATTTAAATTCAAAATGTTCACCTTCTTTAACAATTGTACAAATAAAAGGGAAATCTTCCTTTTTCACTTGCCTTATCATATTAATTAACACGTCACTACCCGTAAAAACAACCCTCTTTTCACCTCCCAGTTGAATTTGAATACAAAGGCATTTGCCTGACTTATTTTTCTGAAACTTACTATCGTCAATCCTGTGGTTTAATACGGTAATTTCCCGGTTTAAAACTTTTGTTATTTTAACCTTTTCTCCAACCATTGTATCAGAAGGAGGCTTTACACCTAAGTCGCTAAATTTTTTCATGCGCATAGTTTATTTAACAGGTTTATACTATTACAATGTTTGCACCAACCCCAGTAAGCGGCAAACGAGTAATTGTTTTCCGGTTTTTTAAAAGATTTTGCAAGTCTCTTTTTTATCGTTTTGCGCAATAATACATGGGTGTGGTAAAAAACATATCCTAAAAAATCTATACCACGGGCAGAAACTGGAAATATCTGGTAGTTACTTTTTATCTCGATATTCAAATTATCTGTTAAAAAGGTTTTAATTTCTGCAAAAATCGCCCATAATTCGGCTTTCGAACCCGACAGAACTACCATATCATCGGCATAACGGTAGTAAAATTTAACTTGCAACACTTCTTTTATGTGGTGGTCTAAATAAGCCATGTATAAATTCGCAAAATACTGGCTCAGGTAATTACCAATAGGTACACCATTTGCACTGTCTATTATTTTGTCGAGCAATTCCAGTAAATCAGCATCTTTTATTTTCTTTCGTATTATTCTCTTTAGTATTACATGGTCTATTGTTGGGTAAAACTTTCTAATATCTAACTTCAAACAATATTGCGTGCCATTCAAATCTTTTAAATCGTGCTTTATTTTCTTCACCGCTGCGTGTATCCCTTTTCCTTTTATGCAACTGTATGTATCGGCAGTAAAAATACTCACCCAAATAGGTTCTAAAAGGTTCATTACTGCATGGTGAACAATTCTGTCGGGGAAATATGGCAACTGATAAATTTCGCGCTCTTTTGGCTCATAAACTTTAAACACATTATATCGTGAAGTTTTAAAAGTTTTCTCCTTTAAAATTTTATTCAGTTCAATAATATTAGCTTCACGGTTTTTGTCGTGTATAATTACACCATAGCTTTGCCGTTTGCCCTTACGGGCTTTCTCGTCAACTAACTTTAAGTTTTCGATGCTGATTATCTGTTCATATAAATTACCAATTCTTTTCATTATTTTTCTTTGCTTTATATAAGGAATCTTCCTTTGCAGTACCAATACCTTTTATAATAAGTTTGTTTTTTGCCAAGAGGCAGGGTTTTTGTTCCCGTAAAAATTTAAAGCATAGCTGAGACCTGATATTCGCATTCGCATTCGAAGGAGTGTTATTCGAGTTCGAATAAACGAAACCTGCATTCGCACTATTATTCGCGTTACCACTAACCAGGAGCGTTGGAAACAAACAACCTAAGTATTTCAATTAACGTTTTTTTTATTAGCCTCCGGGGGCTACGCCCCAAGAAAGCAAAGCCGAGACCCGATATACGCAGCCGCAGTCGAAGGAGCGTAATACGAGCGCGAACAAACGAAACCCGCAACCGCACTATAAATCGCGTAACCACCAACCAGGAGCGTTCTAAGGCTCTCTCCACTAGCTGGTGAATTTGTATAGAAATAGTCGCAATAATATGTTGCACTGTCTCCGGTGGCTACCTTCGGTAAAAATTCGCCACCAGCCCCGAATAGAGCTTCACTCATATAACCATTGGCACGCGATAATAATCCTTTGTTTTCGTAATTGGTATAATTGCTGTCGTTCCAATCGGAAGGATTATCAGCAGTCCACACCTGACTTTTATTTCCATCGGCAACGGCTTGTATTTTTATATTAATACCGTCAATATTTTTCCATATATGCCCAAACGGCATCTCTATTCCACGATACCTGTTTACCTTAAATGTTCTATCAACTCCAACACCGCCAAAATCGGCAATAACAGTATCCACTTCGCCCGAATTGTTACCAAGACTGTTAGATACGCCACAATTAACAAATGGGTAGTAACCCGAAAAATTACCCCATTCGGTTGGATTGGCAGTTGTAACACCATTACCCAAACCACCTTGCTTGTAGCCCTCTGCTGTTAATGTTGCATTAACAGGTGATTGGCTATTTCTGTTGGCAAACTCAACAATATACAGCCAAAATAGAGCTTTATGGGCATTATAGAAATTCATTTGCCAGCCCGTACCGTTATTACGTGCATAAGTTCTATAATTTGTTCTTGAAATAGCAGTGGCGGGTTTTCCCAGTAACGAGTTTGCCGCAGCATCCAACGCAGCATTGTTGTTGCCACCTCTGTAATCGGCAGAAGTATTAACTACACTTGACAACTTGCTATTGGTTCTATTTAAGGATGCCTCGTAAGCTGAAATATACATTTTAGGAATTTGAATAAACCCTGCAATTGCTTTTACAGAAAATTTTACAGAACGAGTATTCCCATTGCTTTCAAATTTAGCATAGTATTTGGGTAGTTCAACCATTACGTTTCCATCTGTGCCATCTAATACGCTTGCTGTGTCATCTGCTTTTTTAGTCCAATCATTACCATTAAGGTAGTAATTCACCGTACCATTGGCATTAAGCAAACAACCTTTAATCGCAGATTGAATTGGCAACGAGGCGTGTAAATCCATTGCAACCGTAGAACTGGCAATTCTGGTAACGCTTGGTGATGATTCAGTAATGTCCCACTCTGCACCATACCATTGGTTCAACAATGACCCTAGTCGAACCCTTTGTGGAATTCTTCTATGATTAATTAAATTTCTCATAGCTATTAGCTTTCATCATCATCTACAACATCTGCTCCGCCTCCCCAATACACATCGTAAACATCTAGGTCAATCCCGTCAACCTCAATTCTTCGAAGTGCCGGAACGTCCCAACAATTCGGAGTAAATGGACAGTCTGCAAAACCATCACCCTGGAAAGTTTCACAACTCACCAATACAGGATCGGTACTTTGCTCCAAGGGAATGATAAAAAGCGCAAATGGTGTATTTCCATCATTCACTTTAAATTCTTCTGTAAGGTCTGTTACCTTACCATGTGAAAGAACCCTTCCGGCTCCCATCTCTGTATTTACATAACCTTTTCCTCGTTTTGTCATGATTTCTATTCTTTAGTTTAAAATATATTTTTACACATTAAATGTTAAATTTCCAGCTTCAATAAGTGATTTTCCTCTATTTCTGTTCTGTCGAATCCGAATTTACGCAATGCCTTTGGGTCTGAAACGCTATTCATTAAACGAATTACAGCGGCTTCTCTGCTGCGTAATGCAAGCAGTTTGTCTTTTGTTTCTTGTGCAACTGGCTCACCTAAAGCAAGTTTTTCAAGTACGCCAATTTTTAAAGCATCCATCATTTCGGTTTCAATAATCTGCTCAAACTCTTTCAGCTTTTTTGTGCGTTCCGTTTCAAGGTCAATAACCAAATCAACAACAGGCTGTGTGAATACTTTATTTTTTTCGTCAAAAAAGAACTCTCCTTTTTTTTGCAAATCGCTATCTATTACTGGAATTTCAATTTCATAAAAACCTTCGCTTTCATGAATCACTGTTGTTTGTTCGTCAAAGTTCCCTGCCCAATGCTTATAATACTTTGGCAATCCTCTTACTATTTTGCTGTTTATTATTTTTGCTTTCATAATTTTACCAATTTACATACGCTAAACCATTATTTGAATTATTTAATGTAGCTATTTCCTTTGTTGTTAACTCCTTACTCCATACCGCTGTTTGGTCTAGTAATCCATCAAAATATCTGTGTCCATAATAAGCAGAGCCTCCAATATCTGCACGTGTTTTTGTTGTCCAAGTAGCCGGGAAAGTATCATCCTTTGTTGAATTACTTACTAAACTCCCATTTATATATAGTTTTGCTTTTGCCGAAGGAATTACAACGGCAACCAAATGAACCCATTCATTTGCGCTTATAAGCCCACTTGCAGACCTTGCTGCCTTATAAGTGCCATTAGTAACCCCTACGTCAAAAATATCACCAAGTAATCTAATATAAGTAAAGTTCGTCCCATACTCATTAATTAAATATCTAGGGTTAGTTGTCGAAAACGTTGTTCCACCAGA